ATGGATAAACTTATTAAAAACATTACTGGTAACAGTTTACGTAGCATACTTCGGAAGTCGTGGTGCTGAAAAAATAACAAAAATAAATAAATAAAAATGAACGGTTTACAAGGAAATATAATGGCTCAACCAAGAGTGTTTGGTCACGACGCCGTAGCTTTAACAGCTGGAACAGGAGCAATAGCAAACACAAGTGAAAGAGGTGTTGTAATATACAATGGCCAGGAAGCAGCTCAAGATATTACAATAGTAACTGAAGCTGGAAATCAGGTTATATTTAAAAACGTACAGCCGGGTACAGTTGTAGGTGATAAAACACCTATGTTAGCTACTAAGTTAATCGTAGGGGTTGACTGCGTGGCTATATATTAAAACAAACAATTAAATTAAATCAAATGAGTAAAGTAACAGTAGATACTGGAATATTAAATAAAAAAGAACTTGAAACTATTCAAGCTCAACAACTAAAGTTAAATACAATAACACAAGAAATTGGTTATTTAGAAGCTAAAAAACATGTCTTTTTACATGAGATAGCATCTGCTAATGAAGAAGTAGATTCTTATAAGAAAGTTTTAGAAGAAAAATACGGAAGTATAAACATTAATCTTGAGACTGGAAGTTGGGAAAGAATAAAAGAAAAAGATGTCGAAGATAAGAAAGATTAGTATTGGGTCTGACTATAAAAATGATGCTATGCATTATTCTCTTGGTTTAGAAGTATATGGAGGTCACGTTGTTAGTGATATAATTTTTGAAGAAAAAGATAAATCTTACAATATTTTTATTAAAAAAAATAATGAAGTTCTTCCTTGGAAAAAATTTAATAGCAATATGGCGGTAGCTTTAGAATACGATTTAAAATACTAGTGAAGAGTTTATACGAATTTATTGTTAAACCTTACAACGAAAGATATAACAATAAAGTATTAATAGGCACAAAAACGCTTATTGTTAATACCCAAATATCGCACCACCAATTTGTAAGCAAGAAAGCAATTGTAGTTTCTACTCCAGCGGCTTTTAAAACTCCTGTAAAAATAGGAGATGAAGTTTATATTCACCATAATGTATTTAGGGTGTGGTATGATCAAAAGGGTAATAAAAGAAATAGCAGTAAGTATTTTAAAGACGACTTATATTTTGTAAATCCGCAACAATTATATATGTACAATAATAAGCCACATTTAGACTACTGCTTTATAAAACCTATTTTAAATAAAAGTATTTTAAACAACGATAAAGAACAACTTAACGTTGGCATAGTAAAGTACGGTAATAACCACTTAGAAGCTCTAGGAATAACAAAAGGAGAGCTTATTACCTTTACACCAGACTCAGAGTTTGAATTCATTATAAATGATGAAAGACTTTATTGTATGAAATCAAATGATATAGCTTTAGTAAATGAATACGAAGGAAACGAAAAAGAAAATAATCCAAGCTGGGCAAAAAGCAGTTGAGGAACTTATTAAGGTAGCAAAAGAAAAGATTGTTGACTCAGACGACGATGTAAGCGCTGATAGATTAAAAAATGCTGCCGCAACAAAAAAACTAGCTATATTTGACGCTTTTGAAATACTAAATAGAATACAGCTTGAAGAAGATATTTTAAACGAAAAACCTAAAGAAGTTAAAGAACAGAAAGCTTTTAAAGGTTTTGCAGAAGGGAGAAGCAAGTGAGTTACGAGCAGACACTTTGGAGAGAGATTAAAGACATTGTTAATCCTAAAATATTAAAGAAACAAAATCGTTTCAAAAAATGGGAATACGGATACAATGTAGAATATGATTTTATAGTAATAAGTAAAACTGGAAAAATTGGACAAATCATTGAAATACAAAATCTCAGGATTGCTTTACCAGCAGCAGATGAATCGTTTAAACGAAGCGAAAAAAAAGAGGAACAATACTGGCAACAAGCAGAGTACCCGAAAGTATTAAAAAGAATTAAAAGCAGGTTTGATTGGGAGGAATACCCAGCTGAGTTTAAAGAAAGATGGTATGATTATATCGACGAAGAATTCAAAAGAAGAGAACAAGGTTACTGGTTTTATAATAACAATGTTCTTACTTATATTACTGGTACACATTACATGTACTTGCAATGGTCAAAAATTGACATTGGCGCACCAGAGTACAGAGAATCAAATAGATTATTCTTTATATTTTGGGAAGCATGCAAGGCAGATCATAGATCTTACGGGATGTGCTACCTTAAAAACAGAAGGTCTGGATTTTCATTTATGTCGTCAGCAGAGCTTGTTAACCAAGCGACAATATCTAGTGACTCCAGATTCGGTATACTCTCTAAATCTGGAGCAGATGCTAAAAAAATGTTCACAGACAAAGTTGTACCAATATCCGTTAACTATCCGTTTTTCTTCAAACCGATCCAAGACGGTATGGATCGTCCTAAGACAGAACTAGCGTATAGGGTTCCGGCTTCAAAACTTACTAGAAGAAAGCTTGAGAGTAATGAGCAACTAAGAGAATTAGACGGGCTTGATACAACTATTGATTGGAAAAACACTGGTGATAACTCTTATGATGGTGAGAAACTTAAAATACTAGCTCACGATGAAAGTGGTAAATGGGAGAGACCTGATAATATATTAAACAACTGGAGAGTTACAAAAACTACATTAAGACTAGGCTCAAGAGTAATAGGTAAATGTATGATGGGCTCAACTTCAAATGCTTTAGATAAAGGTGGAGAAAATTTTAAAAAATTATACAACGCTTCAGATGTTACGAAAAGAAATAAAAATGGACAAACAGCTTCAGGACTCTATAGCTTGTTCATACCTATGGAGTGGAACTACGAGGGATTCATGGATACTTTCGGACTGCCTATCTTCGTTGCGCCAGAAGATCCAATTAAAGGAATCGATGGTTCAACAATTACAGTTGGAGTTATTGAACACTGGGAAAACGAAGTTGATGGTTTAAGAAATGATCAAGATGCTTTAAATGAATATTATAGACAATTTCCTAGAACAGAAAAACATGCTTTTAGGGATGAAACTAAAGATAGTTTATTTAACTTAACTAAAATTTACGAACAAATTGATTACAACGAAGAAACTGCTAATATAAATTCAGTAACTCAAGGTAATTTTATGTGGATAGAAGGAATAAAAGATACTCAAGTAATGTTTGTTCCAAATAAAAATGGAAGGTTTTTAGTTTCTTGGATACCTGATATTGAATTACAAAATTCTATAATTTTAAAAAATGGAGGTAAATACCCAGGTAACGAACATATTGGAGCTTTTGGCTGTGACTCTTACGACATTAGCGGTACTGTGGATGGTAAAGGTAGTAAAGGAGCATTACATGGATTAACCAAGTTTAGTATGGAGAATGTATCTCCTAATCATTTTTTTTTAGAATATATAGCAAGACCTGATACTGCTGAAATATTTTTTGAAGATGTGTTGATGGCGTGTGTTTTTTATGGCATGCCTATATTAGCTGAAAATAACAAACCAAGACTTTTATACTATTTTAAGCGTAGAGGTTATAGAGGTTTTTCAATGAATCGTCCTGATAAAATTTGGAATAAATTATCTACAGCTGAGAAAGAAATAGGTGGAATACCTAACTCCAGTGAAGATATTAAACAGGCTCACGCAGCCGCTATAGAATACTATATAGAAAATTATGTTGGCAGAACAGAAGATGGTTATGGCAATATGTATTTTCAAAAAACTTTAGACGATTGGTCAAAGTTTAATATAAACAATAGAACAAAATATGATGCTTCTATAAGTTCTGGTTTAGCAATTATGGCTTGTAATAAAAATAAGTATAGACCTATACCACAAAGAAATATAGAAAAAGTTAGTTTAGGAATACGTAGATTTAATAATGAAGGATCTACTTCACAAATAATATAATGCATGAAAAATCAGATAACAAACACTTATAGCACTTTTCCAGACCAAGTCGTTTCTGACGAGGTTAAACAAAGCGTAGAGTATGGCAAAAAAGTTGGCCAAGCTATAGAAGGTGATTGGTTTAGCGGTACAAGATCAGGCGTTGAAAACAGATTTAATACGCAATATAATAACTTTAGAATGCGTAGGTTATATTCAAGAGCAGAACAACCAGTTCAAAAATATAAAGATGAAATGGCTATTAATGGCGATTTATCTTATTTAAACTTAGATTGGAAGCCAGTTCCTATAATACCTAAATTTGTAGATATTGTTGTTAATGGTATGGATGACAAGATTTACGATATAAAAGCATCTGCACAAGATCCAGAGTCAAGAAGAAAAAGATCAAAATATGCTGAAGACATATTAAGAGACATGCAAGCTAAAGCATTATTAAACAAACTAGATGCTACTATAGGTTTAAATTTATTTAATGCAGAGAATAAAGAAGAACTTCCAGAAAATCAAGAAGAACTTGATTTGCATATGCAGTTGAGCTATAAACAAGCTACAGAAATAGCTTGTGAAGAAGCAATTAATAATACTTTAGAATACAATAAATATCAACTAACAAAAAGAAGAATGTTAGAAGATTTAGTTGTTTTAGGTATGGGTGCTGTTAAAACTAACTGGAACAAAGCTGAAGGTGTTACTGTTGATTATGTAGATCCTACA